CTCGCGGTGAACGTGTATTCGGCTAAGGCTGCATGCACTTACCATGTAACAGGTCGTTGGGCCAAAAGCTCAAGCTAACCTTGGTTAGCGCCTCCTAGTTCTAGGCATCTCTCTAGTTCGAACGCGATTACTCTAATCGCGAGTCGCTTCGAGAGCAAAGAGGTCCCTCTACTGGGCTGATACCCCGGTAGCGATTCACTCATTTATCATTAGAGACATAACTAGAATTTTATAGAGAATTGTAATTCTCTTCAATTCTTGGTATCTCTCTGTTGATGGTGGTGAGCAAATCATCTCCGACTGGTTTGGGGTGGTTGAGAAATGAATCTCTCAGCGTGGATCTCTAGATACCATAAACTGGATTGTTAAATCTCGTTTATGCTATACTAGGTTCCTAGCTGGTGATCCTTTCACAACCTCTCCAGACCCTAGTGTAGCAATTTCGTCTATAGGGCTCCCTAAGGGAGTCTTATATCCGTTAATGCTGCGGACTGATGATTGTAACTCGATAAGATTAGTTAACACCCTTTTGGGTGTTAGCCGATGCTTACCGGGTCACAAAGCCCCTGACCTTTAAACGATCATTACTCCCTCAACTTCGGTTGCACCCTGGATTAATTTCCAGGGCGAAGTTAAGGCAATAATGGAGTCTAAAGGTTGGAGGTTAACTCGTCCTGTTTGGGACAAGTTTCATTTGTCGACTAGGGCTGGACCAAACTGTCAGGCGATGGTGGGAGCAGCTATCGAGGCTCATCTCTTAACCCCTGAACTCGAGCAAAACATTCGAGTCCTGGGGGGAGATAAGCTTATCGATAAGATTGTTTCTAACCGTTCTCTCGACCAGGTCCGATATACTGAGTTATTTGCACCAAAATTAGTTGGTAAACAACTAAAATTGAGCAAGTTATCACAGATATTGGACCGGAAGGGTAAGAATAGGATTATAGCAATCGTTGATTACTGGTCACAGTCTGCTCTACTTCCTCTTCATCGTGGAGTTTTCTCCATCTTGAAAAGGATTAGAAATGACTGTACCTTTAATCAAAGCCACTTCCGATCCATCCTACCGCAACAAGGACCGTACTACTCTTATGACTTATCATCAGCTACTGACCGTTTCCCGATATCATTTCAGGAAATGGCCGTTAGCTTCTTGGTAAATAGTAAGGAGTACGCCTATGCGTGGAGAGAAGTAATTTCTAACCGAGAATTCTATGTTCCGTGGACTGGCGGCACTGTTAAATACAGCTGCGGTCAGCCTATGGGAGCATATAGTTCTTGGGCAGTCTTTACCCTCTCACATCACATAGTAGTGGCATTAGCGGCAAAACGGTGTGGTTTACACCATTTTACTTCTTCTGCACTCCTTGGTGATGACATAGTTATTGCTAACTATGCAGTAGCCAAGGAGTATGCACTTATCCTTGCTTCCTTAGGGGTGTCCATTTCT